GCAAACGGAATGTAACTGGGAATGTTGATGCTGCGTTACGAGCCAAAGAGAACTGTGACTGTTGTACAGAAAGAACACGACGTGCATAGTATACACGCTCTGCCTTTGATACACCTGTTCCAGAAGTTGGAGCCTGACCTACTGCAACAAGCTGACGCTCTGTTGGAGCCTCACCAAGAGCACCACCAGCAAGACCAAGCTTGTCTACTGTTGCTCCTTCTGTGAGTGTGCTTGAGCTCTGGCCGAATACTGTAAGAACATTCTCTAGAGTACCTTCTGCCATTTCTGTAGCGATCATAACTTCCATTGACTCCTTGAAAAGCTTTGCTGTATCAAGAAGCTGATCCACTGTAACTGAACCGTATGAAGGGTTGTATGTTACCTGAAGACCATTGTTTGTGTAACCAACGTTTCTGTAATAGAATGCTGGTGTTGCTGAAGCAGTTACTTCATTTAAAGTATCTGTGTATGACTTTCCATCAGCTAAAGCTGTTGGAGCTGAAAAAGCTGGTGCTGTTGAGCCCTGCTCTCCAGGTGCAAAATTTTCTACATATCCTGTAGTTGTAACGTCTAAGTTTGTGATAAATAGTGGTGAAGCACCAACTAGAATATTCTTAGCATTACCTGCAATTTGATTTGCCATTTGTAAAACCTCCTGTTAAATAAACATATATATATATTGACTTACATTTTAAATCTAATCAAAGCTGGCTAGGCTCTCTTTTTCCTCTTAGCTAATTTTACTGGATAACTAGACTAAAAGCAACTAGTTGAATCTGCCCTTGGAATCGGTGGTCCTTGAATACTTGACCTCTAGGATGACATCTGTGGATATAAAACCCTGAAGTTCTGCTGAAGGCTCTATGGGCGATGTCTCGACCACATGAATGCTGTGGAATATTAATTTATCTGTATCTCTGGCATTATTGGCATCCCTGGCTGACTCATCCATTCTGCGGAATAGGTCCATCATGAGGTTTCTTATTTCGTATACCTCTGTGATATCTGTAGAGTAAATTGTAAATAGGACCTTTTCGCAGGCTATTAGCCAGATGTCCTCAAATGACATTCCGATCTTATCGTACACAATATGTTTTTTGCCATTTAGGAATTGATCCATTTCTGGTGACTGCTGGACGGGGATGATAGGAATTATTTCTCTTCCTAGATTATCTGAATAGTAGTCATACGGATCAAATATTCCAGCGTCTTTTAATTCTTTCCACAAAAATTTACGAAGCTCAAACATTGCGTCTATTTTATAGTCTACCGTCATAGTGAGCCTCCAAATGCTGCTTGTAGTGATGCGTCCGCCTGTGTTCTTATTTTACCAGGACTGAAGCTATATTGCACCTTCTTTATACTAATTGGAATATTTAATGCTTTTGTCATTTTTGAGTTAAATATTCTTTGTAGTCCTGATGACTTTATGGATGAATTTACTAGCTGCCCGCCAAAAAATCTTCCGTAAGATAGTGCAAATTGATTTGTTGCCTGTGCTCCTCCTGGCCTCTTGACGGTCACTGACGTACCTTTAGGCATAAACACTGTTTCACCATCTAGTTCAAATACTAGGCGCTCAGCGGACCTTGGACGGATTACTACGGGCATCCCAGTCTCCATCACAAGAGCTTTATTTGCAAATATGTATTTCTTCTTTTGTTTTTTATTTTTAGATGGGACTGAAGATTTAGATAATTTAAAATCATAATTGATTCTAAAAGAAAGTCCGTCAGTATCAAATCTAGATAGCCTAAATAGTCTCGATGTTGGAACGCCAACCTTGTTCCATTCATAAACGTGATGCAATGATCTTGGCCTTACCCTTGCTTGTGAATCAATATATTCGCCAAAATCTTTTTCTATTTGATTAAATATTGTTGTTTTAAATAAATTCTTAAACTCAGCATTTGTTGTTAGCTTTGAAAGTACCGCTGCTTCATAATACAAGAATGCAGATACTTGTGCCACTGTACTATCCCTAAGAACTCCTGGGGCTGACCCTGCCATTAATCTTTCAAGTCCGCTGGCAGTTTGAATTAAGGCTACGCTAGAATCCAATTTCCTGGTTCTCCGATCTCTTTGCAACAGAGTTGTATGCAAGAACATTACCAAATGGATCGGTAATCGGGGTAGAGCTTATTACCTCAAATACTGTCGGCGTATTGTTTGGATAATTTATTTCTTTCCATATTACATTGCCAGACATATCTCTAACATTAGTAATCTTTTCTCTATATGTTATCTGTTCTGGTGTTCTAATTTCAAGCATTTGTTCGTTTATGTATCTATTGTTAAATGTCTGTTTGTCTCCGCCTCGACCAGAACCAGAATTTGAAATTATGCCTTTTGCCGCACATGGAACAGATCTAGTAAATATCCATTCTTTTTTGATGGCTCCAGTGTTCTCATCCTGAGTGTCTAATTGAAGATAGATGTCTAGCTTCATTGGCATTAATGAAGTTGCTAGGCTCATTTAGAATACGACCATACCGTTTGTTACATATGGAGCAAGGAGCTGGTCCGCATATAGATTACCAGTGCCTCTGTGAGCATCTTCCATGAATTCAAACTTCCAGTCAAATGTGCTTATGTTTTTCACATACTTGTCTTTCCATGCACGGTCTTGCTCAAAGTATTGTTTCATTAAAATCTTAGAGGCTTCTTTAACATTGTCTGGCACGTAGTTCCAGCCAAATATACCCTCTACCTTATATCTAAAATCTTTTTTAAATGTTCCAGAATACCCTCTGCTATTGACTGAAGGTGTTACCATTCCATTTGCTGAGTAGATTGTGTCGTCTTGAAGGTCTTGAAGGTTGACCCTGACCCCATAGTTTGATTCAGAAACAATTGGAGTATAGAACCAGTTATTTGTAGAAAGTGCAGAATCAAATACTTTAACGTCTTCTTCGTAAAGTTTTGTAATCTGTTCTATTCTAATTGGGAGAGGCAGTATGTCAGATCCGTATCCCTGCGTAATCTGTGTTCCAGGATACCAGTAAAAAACTTGATTTGTATAAGCTTCAATTAATTTTCTGGCATATTTTTCTGCTTGCTGAAGGTCGCTGTAAGTTTTGTGATTTGGATCAGATGGGTCTGTTCCAATATTTAAATCGTCAATTACATCATATATGTTTACGTATGGAGTAACTATGTCAACTATTTGAATATTTGAAGAAGTTGATCCATCTACAGAGTATGTCCATTCAACCCTAAGCTTTTTAGGCTGGTTTGCAATAGTGTGTGGAATCGTAATCTCATAGGTTCCGATATCCGTTTCTAGTTTTGTGGCAGTATAAGTTGCTATGGTAGCACTGAGAGTACCAGATGGCAATGCCTCTTTTACTACTGCAGTTACATTACCGTCTGCATCTGTTATGTCTCCACCCCAGTATAATTTAAATCTTACTGGTGAAGCTTGCTTTACATATATTTCTGCCATTAACTTATGTTAACGTTTAGTTGTAGAAGTCCTGAACTTCCTTTGGTGTCGCTAAACGAAAACCCTCCTCTGTATCAAAGATTTTTTGAGCATCTTCTTCTGACATAGCCACAAAAGGATGGTCCTTTGTAAAAGTCTTTCCATGAATATCGTATCTCATGTTCTCTCTTGTCATTCTAACTAGGATAGTATCTTCAGCCTGTGCCTTTGGATCAAACTTTGGAAGAATTTCAATTTCTTCTGTGTCCTTCTCAATTGCATCTAAGGTGCTTTGATATACACTCCAAGTAACGCCTTCTTCTGCTAGAGCAGCAATAATGTCTTTTTTATTCTTTAGGCCTTCTGTATCAACCGCAAAATCTGTTGCAATTATTTTTAATTCAGCTACCTTTAATGTGTCAAACGACATATTCTATTTCTCCTTTTTCTAGGTCCTTTAATTATAGCATTGTTAAATTTAAATGAAAAGCCCCCAAAATTAATTGGGGGCTTTTCGGTAGTTTAATTCTTAATTAATTAAGAAGCAACCTTAACGTTCTTTACAACTACCCAAGCGTCTGCCTGCTCGATTTGAACGCCAACACGAGTATACATTGTGTACTCGATTGAGTCCTTACGTGGCCAGAAGAAGCGGTAAACAGTAACATCACGCTTGATACCAATAACAACGTTATTTGGGAATGTCAAGTGGATATCTCCGTGTGAGCCTGATGGGCTTGCGTATGTACCTGTCTGTGTCTCAGGAAGCAATGGAACTTCAACGATTGGAATACCAAATGCGTATGGAGCGACATAACCTGCTGGACCACCAAGAACTGGAACATCTCCACGGATGATGCCTGAAGCAATGTCCTGTGGGTTAACGTTCTGAATGTTTGTTGATGTTGAGTATAGGTAATCTTGGATCAAGTTTGATCCTGCAAGGAAGCGAAGGTCTGTACGACGTTGCTTGTACTTACGTGGAAGAGCCTTAAGAGCTGAGTTAAATACTGCACGAGAAACTGCAGCACCTGCAGCATCGACAACGTGACCGCTTGTCTTTGCCTTCTTAACTACACCGTCAAAAGACTTGTATAGTGCATCGCTTGAAAGTGATGTATCACCGTTAAGAATAACATCTTCGATGTCATTTCCTGCCTGTGTTGCCATCATACGTGCAATGTGATCTTCTAGATCTGCACCTTCAATGTTGTCTTCTAGAGACTCTGTTGAAAGCTCCCAGTCCATGCGGAGTTTCTTAGTTGTGAGAGAAATTTTTGAGAAAGTAACACCTGAGTTAGCTCCTGTGTTTTCGCCTTCAGATGCAAGCTTTACAAGCTTCTCTCCTACGGACATACGATCAATTTCTGTTGTGTCAGCTTTCATGCGGACTGTACGTGCAACCTTACCAATTACGGTAGCATCGAACATATAGTCCAAGAATCGTGCTGATTGTTCTGGGTTTAGAAGTCCACCGTTGCCATTTTCTGAAGCAACATGAACGCCTGAACCACCTGTTGAAGAACCGAACCCAGTTGATACTGTTGCACCAGCTGCTGCGGCCTTTTCTAATAATTCATTACTCATTTTTATTTCACCTACCTTATTTTAGTTAAAGATTTCATTTACGGAACCGAGGAAAGCTCCAGACCATTTTGATTTTGATTTGGTAAATACCTCAGACCCGCCAAGGTCAGAGGACTTCTTAATTGCGGTATCGCCTTCTACGGCATCAACCTGCTTTTGAACACCATCAATGGTGCCCTTTATTTCTGTCACAGCTGCACTAAGTGCACTGTGCTTTTCTGCCAACTCAGAAATTCTATCATCGACGCTCTTGCTGAAAGCTTCAACAGATGTTTTAATTTCTGTAACTTGTGCAGCATTTGCTTCTGTAGCTTTTGTGAGTGTCTCTGCGAAAAAGCCTTTGAGATCGCCTAACATTTTTGCAAAATCAGGTTCATCAACCATAACTTCTACTGTATCGGCTGCTTTTTCAACGTTGTCGGCAGAGGTATCTTCAGCTGTAACTTCTACAGCTTCCAATGATTTGTCAAAAAGATTGACATTTGATTCATCGTTAGCTTCCGCTACGACTTCCTCAACTTCTGGAGTAACTTCGGCTGGTGCTTCAACAATTGCTTCTGCAACTACTTCTGCATCATTACCTACATTAAGTTTTTCCATGTCATTACCTCCTTCTACGTTTGCCTGTTTTGCTAATTGTGTTTCAGGCAACGGTAATCTTGACTTCTTAAATGAAGCAAGAATTTTATCTATTTCTTTTGACTTGTTAATGTCTGAACTTTCTACCCAACCGATTAGCGCAGCTGGTTTTCCAGATATTGGTGAATCAAAAGTTTTTTCTGTAGACATAAACACTGAGTCGCTGTCTTCGCAATAAAAAATATTTTCTGTTACTACATTTGCAGCAAGGCCTTTGTAAATCATTTGTCCATTAACCTTTTCGATTGATAGAATGTTACATAGCTCATTTGCTGGTGAGTCAACAATTGAAAGTTCAACAAGATCATAGTCTTTAATAAATCTTACTGCCTCTCCTGTTGCTTTGTTAACTTCATTATCAGACTCTTTAATTTTTCCGCCGATTGAAAAACCAGAAAGAGTACCATCAAGAACTTTTTCCCAAGTATCTTGTGCACCCTTTGAAATGTATGAAGTTACATAAACTCCATTGTAAAAAGTTTGAGACTTTTGATCGTAGTATGTTTCTGGCTTAAATGAAACAACTTTACCAACTGCAATTGACTGATGCATCTCACGAAGATTTCCTCTGAAATTTTCAAAAGCTTTTACGCTTGCTTCTGCTGTGACTACATCGCCTGTCTGGTCAACATTGTCTAATGTTGCAAAACCAGATACAGTTCTATTTTCTCGGTTGACCTTAGTAAATGGAATCGACAAATGTAAGTTGTCGCCATTACTAGACCAATGGCCTTTTTCAATGTTCATATGCTTAATTTTAGTGGTTTATCTACTATAACGCAAATAACAGTTGATTAAACTTATTTGACTTTTGGACCATCGCCTTTGGGG